CATAGACCAAGCGATGTACGAACAGATTGGAATTATAACGATTTTAGAAAAGGCATGCTTGTTAAAAATGAAGGATTTATATAATGGCTGAATATTCTGCAAAATATAAACAAAATAGTGTATATGCATCAACCCCAATGACAAGCCGATATTTAGATATATTCGATCCGCCTGATGTATCTGAACAAGGCGACGAACGAACTGTAGCTTTACAGCAACGGCATAATTTTAGACCTGATATTTTAAGCAATGAATTATATGGTTCTCCTAGGCTGTGGTGGGTATTCACATTTTTTAATAGAGATATATTAAGAGATCCAGTATGGGATTTTAAAGCAGGTACGAGTATAAAAGTTCCTTCTAATGATAATGTTAGCAAGTATATTCTATAGGTAAAATATGACGGCGCAAAATGTTATAACAGGATCAGCAAGGGCAACGAAAGGAGCGTCCGGTACTCATCCAAGAGACAAGCATAAGATAGGTGCTCCAGTAACCGAAACAACATACAACGACCATCGTACACAAATGGGCGGAACTGTCGGAGCTAAAACAAATCCGTTTTCGTCAAATGCCACGAAAGAAGATTTATATATTCAATGGCAACCTAATGTATTAACTACTCAACAATCTTGGACATATCATCTTCGTTTAACAATGATGTCCCCGAAAGATAAGACAAAGGCAGGACAGTCTGGTATCCAAACATTAAACAGTGAAAATGGTATTGTAGTTGCAGAAACCGGTGTAACTAGTAAGTTTAATATAACTCAGTTAGAGACAACCCATATAGTAAATTGGACTCCTAAAGGAAGGGCGGCATATGCATTAACTGCTACTATGACAATAACCGAGCCGCTGGGTGTTTCTCTTTTAGATTATATTGTACGAGGCGAAAAGGCGTTAGGATTAAAAAGTCGAACTGAAACCATATACTTGTTAGAAATTTCGTTTGAAGAAAACGACGACAAATCAGTTGAAAATTCAAAAGAAAAAGCATATCATTTTTCTTATGCTATGGTAATAACTGATTTTACAGTTGCAGTTGATCAAGGTGGAGCAAAATATTATTTAAAGTTAGTTGAAATGGGTCAAATAGCATTACGAAGTAGTGTTCAAGATTTGCACGGTTCTATAAAAATATCTGCAAATACATTAGGACAATTTACTACTGAATTTTCTAAAATATTAAATGAAGAATCAAAACTTGAAACACAACACTCTGCAAAATTTCCTGATACTTTTTCTATAGGGTTCGACAAAACTTCTGAGCAAATGTCTCAATGGGTGTTTGGCGGGTTACAAGTATATTCGGGGGCCCCTAAACATAAACTTTCATTAGAAGGTGACATTCTTACTTCAGAATTTCATAAAGGATCTAGTATAATTGATATTCTTAGTGTTGCAATTGCGGCAACAGTAGAAATGCAACAACTACCTACAATTGACGGAGGAAAAGCAAAAGAAACTGGCGAGGATAAAGAAACAAAACAGGATAGTCCACATGCGTGGTTTAAAATAGTGCCTGAAGTAATAATAACAAATAACTATGATACAAAAAGAAAAGTTTACCAAAAAATATTTATATACAAAATAAAACTTGTAGTGGATGAAGGACTAACCGCACTATCTGATGCATTTTTTACTGATCCGGAAAAACAAAAGCAAAGAGTAGGCCAACTTGGTAAATTCAAGTTATTAACAAAAAAATACATGTATATGTATACTGGACAAAATACAGAAGTATTAAATTTTGATATAAAACTGAATTATATATATTGGAGAATGGTAGCTACAGGAGGAGGTATGCAGAGTAATCCTGATACTATTTTAAGTCAAGACCCAAGTGCTGACATTAGCGACAGTTCGGGATCGGTCCCTAATAAAGATTTAACTGCATCTTCTCCCGAAATTGCCGAAACATCAGATGGAGCAAAACCGGCTAAGTCATTAACAGATACCAACGGAACAGGTTTAAATTCTTCAGTTATGCCTCCAAAGTTTGGAGAATTTTTGTCAGTACCACAAGCAGATGAGGAACCAATAAAACGTACATACTTAGAATCTTTTTCTGCTGAAAATGATCAGGAACAAGAAAACTGGTATGCTCCGCCAGTGCAGGCGACTGGGATTCCTACAGATACAGTAACTGGCACGACACAAGTTGCAGGTGCTACTCCTCTTAGATTTGGTGAAGTATATGCAGATAAAACAAGCGGCGACTTTATGAATATAGAATTAAATATTGTTGGAGATCCATACTGGTTGGGCATGTCTAATATTAATAAACAATATGCAAACATAGGTACTAATCTTGCCGCTCATTATGATCATGGATCTAATTTATTTTATTTTAAATTATTGATGCCACAAGAACATGACGAAACAGGCGATACTATAATAACTGATAGTTTTACTATAAGTGGATTATATTGTGTAACACATGTTATCTCATCTTACGTTGATGGTGGATTTACCCAACATTTACAGGCGTATAGAAGTTTAGCATCAAATTATAATTTAATAAAAGGACAATTAGATAAAAATATAGTTGTTGATAATACCAAACCAGCAGAATCGAATAATAATATAACAACATCAGATCAATTAAACGAAGATACGACACCTTAATAGATATAGGAAAAATTAATGGCATATGAATTAGAAGTTACTACACCAACAAGCGAAAAAACGCAATTAGGTCTGGCTCCTCCTGTCGGTTCAGTAGCAGGATACGGAGAAGAACCAATTGGTGGTGTTTATAGTTTTACAGCAACCGGACATGACATAACAGATAGGCATATTGCTAGGTTACATCCAAAAATACGAGAATCAGTATCAACGTTTATTAGAGGATGCCTTTCCGATACTGCAATACAAAAAGTAGTATATGTAAACGAATCTGTTCGATCTGCATCAGCACATGATGCATTAAAAAAAGCAGGTGAAACTACTACTGAATATAAAGAATCNCACCATTCNNCTGGAACAGGATTTAAAATTATTTTACCAGCCACATCACCAGATTATGAATATATGACTACAAGTTTAGCCGATCCGACAATTTCAGCAGGTAATCAAATTATTTGGGGGCTTATTGGTGCAAAGGCAATTGCAAATAGTTTATATTGGAGTGGCACAGACGGATGGAATTATGCACATTTTGAATTTAGAGATTGCAGTACCCAACCGGGTGCCTCAAAATACCATGTACGAAGCAATGAATATACAGATGCAGATGGCTGGTTTGAGTTATATTGTCCACCAGCGTAAGGAAAAATTATGGCATTAGACGGAAGAAGTGCAAAAGTAGCAGACAGATTTACTGATGTCCCTACAAGTGTTCTTAACCAACCGAATGGTTTATATGTAGGTAAAATTAAAGATACTTCTGATAGCGACAGAATGGGAAGAATAAAGGTATGGATTCCTGACTTTAATGGTCCAGAGCACCTTGAATCGGCTTGGACACTTGTACGTTATATGTCTCCGTTTGCAGGTTCAACTGCTGAAGAATATGAAACATCTGATTACACATCTTTTGATAATACTAAAAAAAGTTATGGTATGTGGATGGTTCCACCAACTCTAGATTCGTTAGTTGTTATCGGTTTTCTTGGAGGGGACCTTAACAATGGTGTGTTGATGGGTTGTTTATATCATCAAGAGAAAAATTTTACAGTTCCTGGGATACCTAGTGCTACTAATTATGGCGGTTTAGGTCCTGCCGCAGAAAGAAACAAAAATGATCCGCAAGACGTTTTAAGACCTAAGCATGATCCTATGGCCGATGCATTAGATACACAAGGTCTAACCAATGATGCAGTAAGAGGAACCACAACTAGCGGAGCTCGTAGAGAAGCACCTAGCAGAGTGTTTGGAGTACTTACACCTGGTCAACATCAATTTGTTATGGACGATGGCGATAGTGAAGGAACAGACAGCATGATCCGTCTTAGAACAAGAAATGGCGCTCAAGTTATGATAAATGACGAACATGGAATGATTTATATTATTAGTCGAGACGGATATAACTGGGTTGAATTAAGTAATGACGGAAAGATTGATGTATATGCTAAGGGTAGTATATCTATGCATTCAGCAGAAGATGTAAACATACATGCAGATAATAATGTTAATATACATGGTGGTAATGGAGTTAACATTCTTAGTCAAGGTTCGGATGGTATTAAAATAGATGCAATGGTAGGTAAATTTGAATTACATAGTATGAAAGATTTTATTTTACATTCTGATATGAATGGTAACATAAAATCGACAGGCCAATTTGGAGTACAAGCCTTGAGGGTAGATTTAAATAGTGCTACTGTACAGCCTGCAAAAACACCTAAATTAAAAAGTCTTGTCGGTAATACCACTACAGCAACAAGTATATGTGCTCGTGTACCAGAAGAAGAACCTTGGTTTAATCATAATATAAGTGTTGCAATAGATCCAGGATCTCAACAACAAGAAGATGTAGGAGCAATAGTTTACAAATAATGGCTATTTCAGCAACAGCGGCAACAATATACGATTATACTATTTTTGTAAAGGATACTGATAATTATTCTAGTACAAAAATTGCNATGGATAGTTTAAAAATAAGTGATAACGGAGTTTTGTTAATACTTGGGTTTGAACGATGGAGGGCATATCAATATTGGAATGGATCTGAATACAGAATTGGTTATAATAGTTTATCTGAGGATACAAATATAAATGGACTTACAGAAGATCAAGCATATAGTTTGTTTAGACAAGATCTTAAAACAGCTGAAAAACGATTAAGATCGGAATTAGGGGATAAACCAACACATTTAACACAAAACCAATATGATGCATTTGTTAGTTTTTGTTATAGTATTGGAAGTATTTCAAAGGCAATCATATCAGAAACAAATTATGATTTAATAACTGCAATAAGAAATGCGGCTAGTGCAGATAGTGGAGTAGAAAGTACAACAGAAGCATGGAATAATGTTGCCTCCATGATTCAAGGTTATGGCGAACAACGAGATCGACGAGTAGCTGAAGCAAGTGCGTTAATGCTTGGAGATTATTCAGATTTAAAAGATAGATCTTGGTTACGGACAGAAGGTATCCAAGATATGAGAATTAAATATCCAGACGGATATAAAAGCGATACTAAAGATGGAAAATCTACAGGGTATCAAAAAAGACAGGCAGAATTTATTTATTATGTTGAAGCAACTAAGTTTCTGCCTGGAATGAGTGAGGTTGCTTATAGGGCAGTTGTGAACAGAACAACAAATCCGCCTATTGAAATCCCTACATGGGAAACTTGGTCTAAAGGAACAGGAAGCGGAATAACTGGCTATAAATTACAAACATCTGCTTCTTCTAGTAAAATTTAATTTTTAGCAATAACTTCGCCATTAAAGTTAGGTTGACCATGCATTT